CGTTGTAAACGTAATTCTCTACTTGAAAACCATTTTTGAATCTTCTGTTTTGACCTTCTTTGTAACCTATGCCGCCCTTAACTGTATTAGCATCATATTTTGGAAATGGTCGATAATCTATATTTGAGGATATTGGTTTAGACCAGCCAGACAACACTTCTGCATTACTTGGTACATAGCCTTTAGCGGTAGCTTCTACCTGGCGCATTAATGGAGTAATAGCAGTTTTAATGCGAGCATAAAGATCTTCGTCGATAAAGCTAAGGCCTTTCATAACCTCTTTAACGCCTACGACCTCGGCTGGCATTTTTACTCTCCTTAGCTCTATCAGTCAATACTTGAATAATTGCCCGATACATTTCCGAATCCATGTTAATAAACTCGCTAGGCGGTATTCCAGTTTCTACGGAAATCTGAGCAATGCCGTAAAGGATAGAATCCCGCTGTGTTATTTTTTTTCTTCGTCTAATACCTCGACAGTTTCTAGGCTGTCAATAAACTCTGCATTAAATAAAGGTACTTGTGCGCCAGACCTGCGCAAGCACTCCCAAGCTAACCAATAAATATGAGTTTGCTGTTCATGCTCACGCAGCATCTTGCTAATACCTGCGCCATACTTCAATTCGAAAGCGTACTCGACACCTGGTGTTATCTTGTGTTCTGTGACTTCACCAGTAGCCCTTGTAATCTTTAGCTTTGCCATTGTTACTCCTTAATTAGAACGCCACTGATGGCGATACTGTGATTGCAGAGTTTACAGTAAATGTAATGCTAGATGTAGCAATTTCGGCTACTCCAGCTGATCCGATTGGTGTTAGGTTATTTACCAGGATTGAGAATTGGTAAGTAGGGTTAGCAGCTGATACGGCTGTGCCCTTAACTGTAATAACTGATACAGATAAAGTCTTACCAAATGCATCATTTAGTGTCTGGCTGACCTCTGATGAAGCCCAGTCATTCATAAAGTCGATAGTAAATGTGCCTGATTGTAGACCTGCTACGTAGCGGTGAGCGGTGTCACCCATAGCGGTAATTTCTAGCTCATCTACGATTTGATTGATAACAGCGCTTGATACGACGTCGCTGATATCGATTGAAGGTGTAGTAGGCGCTGCGTTGGTAGCCAACTTAACGCCGACGTTGTTATTTAAGTATATTGCCATTGTTACTCCTCGTCATTCTTGTTGGTTGCTGCTTTGCCTTTTGGTTCTTCCTTTATTTGGCCTGTCTTGATTAAGAAGGCTAAATCATCTTCTCTGCTCATTTTAACTCCAGCTCGTTAGGATTGATACTGTTATTTCTGACGTTAATAAATCTCCACTTGCCGCACTTGTTATAGCTGGAGCGGAGACACTTGATATATTCATAACTAAAGATGATGCTGCTAATTTAGTTACTACTGCCACTATAAAATCTTCCATACCTTTTAGGTTGCCTTGATTGTCAAATGCTGGCACTGCCATTAATATTCTAAAATTAGCCAAAGGTAATACTGTAATGTGATCGTTATTGCTCGGCACAATGTAAGGATCGCTAGGGGTTACCACTACACTGTTTGCAAGCAAAGTCGCTGGTGGAAAACTAAATACTGACCATACACCTGCGTTAGTTAAATCTGTTGCAAGTGTGCCTCTAAGTGTTGTTATTGCAGCCATTAGCCTACCAATGATGCTGGCGCTGAATAAGGTTGGATGAGACCACGCACTCGGTTAATCAGCTGATAACCCATCCGATAAGGGCTGGCACTGATCCCATCCATACCTACCCCACCAGTCTGGCTCACTTGACGTGCTTGCCAGATATCAACGGCAAGAATCATTGCCGCTTCCCGAATGGCAGGGATCGCACTGTAATCATCTTCTTTAGTGTCTTGTCCTGATGCTTTACCACTTGGAATAATGCGATGGAATGGATCGTTTGCGTGTACCTTTGCAAACTGAATAAATGAATATCCGTTAGGCCATGAATAGTTAGTAAAAAATGACCAAAATGCTGTAGTAATACTTACAGGAATATTAATGCCAGGTATTGTGCCAGTAATTACATGCTGGCCACCATAGATATTGCCACAGCCTTCTACACTAATTGTTTGACCTTTTACAAATATACCTGGGTTTGCTAATACTAATGTGGCTACATTGTTTTCTAATCCAGCTGCCACTACTGGTGCATCGTTAAACCATAAATATTGTTTTAATAAATCTTCTGCGGTTTGACAAACTTCTTCTACTGTTGCATCGGAGTAGAGAGAACCAATTCCGAGATTCGCTCGCAATTCTGCTTTTGTAACATAAACAGCGGCCATGCTCTACTCCTTTGCTAATAGCTCTCTGGGGCTAGGGCTACTAAACCCCAGAGATTACTGATTTACTTAATTAGGCCTTTGCGTACTTGATGATTCCGTAAGGCATTTTGGCGATTGTTGCCATGAATCCGTAAATTGCTACCTGTACTTGTAGGTTTGATACTACGTTAACAGACATAAATGCCTGAGGTGAGCGATATACAGTAAATGCTTCTGGTGCAAGAATTACAGCTGATCCATCATCAAATGTGGTCGCTGAGAAGTTCTTGTCTACATATAGATCAAGTCCTAATACATTTCCACGGATTGAAGAAGGTGCAACTTGTCCAGCTGCGTTCATTGGTTGAATTGCGTTGTAAATTGGGCGACCAGTTGTATCAGTAGCACCTAGTAGCGCTTGATACTGTGCTGGGTTGCCAATGTAATTCTGTGCAAAGTAACCAGTGTTCTTGTAAATTAATGATGCTGCCTCAGATGAGTAAGCAATAATTCCATCACTGTCAGCTGTTGTAGCTGATCCGTTTGTTCCTGCTGCTAACAATGCTGTTAATGCAGCTGTATCAATAGCTGTCAAATAAGCATTTTGTAATTGCTGTGTTAGCTCTGCATAAAAGCCAGGATACCCCGCCCTTTCCAGTAGCTCAACGCTGAGCGTATTCATGCCACTGTATTTTTGGACTGTTCCTGTAAGATAGACGGACTCCATCCCGACATTAGCAACTGCACCTGCTTCTGCCTCTACAGTTACTGAAGGTGCAACACCTGTACCACCAGCTGCGCTGGTCACAAGTGAAGGGACACTTATTGTCATACCAGTATTAGGTAAAACACCTTGTGAACATGCATCGATTGTAGGAGTACCAAAACGTGTGTTTGTTACAAACTCAGTTAGGTATTGTGTTGGATTAAATGCTGGGTTGGTTGAGAATGAATCATCTGCTGCTGCAATGTACAGTTTTGACTCATCTGATCCTAGTGCAGCCTTAATTTTGTGCTCTGTGTATGAAGCCATTGATGTAATTGGCGTACGTACAGTTGTTTGAATTAATGGTGCTGTAATTACTGGGCGAGCAGCTTCTACTGTAGGAGTAGCAGCCTCTGCCTTTGCTTCTTGTGGCGCTGTTGCTAAATCTTCCACAGGAGCCTCGCTTTCTGTTGTTTGGTTTGTGTCCTCTGCTTCGTTTTCACTAGCAGCAACTTTAGTTACTTGCGCAGCGCTAAACGCTGGGCTTTCTACCAGGCTAACCTCTCTTAGTGTTGCACTGGTTACATATAAATAATCTTTTTTCTGTATAGACTTGTTTACGTCTACTCCGACAGACAGGCCGTCCACTAATTGCTCTTGTGCAAGAATTAAAGCGTCTTGACCTTGCATGCTAGAGCTAATCTTAAAGCTAGCGTAAATGCCATCTTCTGCTTGGTTAAACTTTTGCATACGACCTATTGGCTTTTCTGGTCTGTGCTGCATTAACATTTTAACTTTGCCTGGATCTCCAATATCTATTGACCCTTTAGCAAAAACAACCTTACCAACGGAAGTATTACCTACTTCTTCAAATGGCACGATCTTGCCAGCAATAACTCTGCGCTCTGTATCGGCAGCTTCTATGTGGCTACTGAATGTAAGTTTCATCTTCTGTTTCTCTCCCGTTAGGTGTCATTTGTTCCATTTCTTTAGCATCTTCCACATCAATTAAACCTAAAGCCAACATTTTTTCTATTGCTTCTAGGCGCTTCATTGTGTCAGCTCTTAAAAACGATTCCTCGATTTTGAATTTTACGGAATGTCCTCTTGGTGTTACGTCATCTAAAGATAGCCTATCCTCAATCGCACAGATAAACGGCTGTAGCGAGTAGGCTACAAACTCTTTACGACCATCAATAATATTTTGATATGTCATTGAGTTGTTCATATCTGCGCTTATGTAATATGCAGGTACATTCATAGCACGTGCAATTTGTGTAGCTAAATATTGTTGTGCTTCGTTATACATCATATCTTTAGGACTAAATCCTGTAGTTTCGTAAGACAATGTAGATGTTAAATATGCTGTAGATCTATTTAAGCGACTTTGTTTCCATTGTGCTAATAATCCAGATACTTGCTGCTCTGGTAAATCTGCGCCAGTGTTTTTAATGTAACCACTTGGCATTGGTGTCTGTGCGGAAACGGCTGCGGCTTTTTCGATATCTAAAGCACTTTGTATTGTACGTGCAGCTGTAGTTAATACACCTTGTGTTAATCCTTGAAATGTGATAAGTGAACCAATGCCTGACATTGGCGCTCTAACTCCATCAACAAAATATTCTTCTACTTCTGTGCCAAACTTATTTGTTGTAAATGTAACTCTATTATTGGCAACCCATTCAAAACGTGATGGTCTTAAATCATCTGCATATAATTCTGTTACACGCCAATATGCAACACCATAAAATAAAAGACTATCGACAGTCCATGATATGGTGACGGATCTTGGTTGCCGATAGTCTGGTTGTTCGAGCCATAGAGGGTTCCCCAACTCCTCACCATTAGACTTTTTGTAAAGACCTAACGGCAAGTAGGAAACTACACCAGCTATAAGATTTCTGCAACGTGAAACCGCAGGTACTTGCATTGCTAAATTACGATCTAATCCACCAGGGAAATTACCAACACCCGTTGTAAATGAACCATAGCCATAAGCTGTGTCCATAATGGCAGGGGCGTATTGCGCTTGGACAGTTTCAGTTTTTTTGGTTATACCCAAAGCAGACAATAGACCCATATGTATATGTTATACCATAAAACGGACTAATGGTGCAAGTTAGACATAGATTTGTGCAGTTTGTTGAGGTTTTGTTAATTGACTTACAACCATAGCTAGTGATATCGCAGCGGTCACTTCTCCAGCTGATTTCCGCCTGATTATACGGAAGCCAAAATCTGAGGTTTTAGCTGCGCAATTATTTAAGTGTTGTACTAGATCTGTCTGACCTGAATGAACCATTGTGCCTTGTGCCAGAGCGTTAGCAAGGTCTGAGCACGCCTGATAGAATCTTTGACCGCTGCAGTCCTCTAATTTCCAGCCACTTTGTTCTAATTTAGTCGCAACAGTTTGCGTGGCATACTTGTCGAAAAGTATTAAATGTGGGTGATATTTTCTAGCCCATTCATTTATGTCGCTTGCCATTTTCATTTCATCTATGGCTATATCGCTATACCATAATTGGGCTAAACCTACAGCTATCTTTCCGTCTTTTAATTGGCCCATGACTAAAGCGCCAGAACGTCTAGTAGGTGCAATGTCAAAGGCCATTATAGTTTGTGGCCCGACAGGGATTTCTAATGTGCTATCACTACACGCTTCTATTGATCCATAAGCCCATGGGCTAACAGTTGAGTCTACCCACTGACAAAGCATTTCTGTACGAGTAGCTTCTATGCTATTGGTACTTACAGATTCTTCTAATGTTTCTTCAGTTATTAAATGACCTAATGCTGGGTTAGCCATTACCCAGGCTTTGCGATCATTAATTTTACAATGTTGCGGTGCTGACCATTCATAATAACCCAATGTTTTAGGTGGGTAGGATAATGAGCGTTCTCTTAAATCATTTAATACTGTACTAAACCCATCACCAGCGTTACTTGTCATTAAAGTCATTGATCCTGGCACAGCTCTAGTCACTGGTAATGCAGCTGTAAACGATTCTTCTGACCATTCACGTAATTCATCAAGATATAAAAATCCAGCGCTTTTGCCTCTAGGTGCGTCTCTAGTCGCTGCGGCAATTTCATACCTTGCACCATTTTTAAGTGTAATTGATTCTTGACCATTAGCCAAGCGTATCTGTCTTACCTGATCTTTTAGAAATGGGTTATCTTCTATTGTGTATGCAACGTTTCTAAATGTATCTAATGCCATATTTCGGTTAGAAGACATACCTAAAACGTTTTTAGTATTCCATAAGAACAGGTGTGCCAAAATAAGCATTCTGGCTAGATGAGTCTTGCCATTCTGTCTCGAAACGAGAATGAGTCCAGTCTTCTTGATGAACATACCATTTTCATCTATTGATAACAGGTCATCTAACACCCAGCGCTGCCAAGGTATAAGCGGCATATTTATTTTCTCAGCTAAATCGGCTACCTCTTGTGCTTTGCTTGTAACTTTTAATAACGGCGTGTGGATTCTAGGCTCGGTGCTGCCGATTAGCCCGACCCCTCGTTTATTTTGGCTAGGTTTGGTATCAATCTGCATCAAAATCCAACGTATCTGGTTTAGAAAAAGGTGAGTCTGGCACTGTCCTGGTGGTCTCAGGGAGAGAAGGTTTCAA